CTTCGTGGCCTGTACGATTACGCAGCTCTTTGGCCAGCGCATCCGGCTGTTGCCCGTTCTTCACAAACTCGTTGACAATGAACAGCGTTCGACGCTTTGCGCTGTAGGCGCATCGCACGAACGCATCAGGATCCGAAGCAAACCCGAAGTCCAGTCCCGCGTATACATGCAGTCCCTGCCATTCCTCCGGGCTGATCTTTCGCAGGTCGAGGTTCTCAAACACCTGTCCACCGGTCCCGGTAATCTCGCCCAGGTACATATGCCGGTACTCGCGCTCGTTGGACTGTTTCAGCGCTTCCGCTTCCAGCAGGAAGGTTTCGCCAAGCCAATCCTTAGGAACGCTACGGTAATCGCTCTTGTGGTACAGGCGGCCTTTGCGCGGGTTCAGGGCTTCCTTGTTCACCCAGTTCAGTGCGCTCATCGGCGGGTTATAGCTATACAGGGTCAGCGCATGCTTGTTTGAGCCGCGCAGGATGGACGCTTTGATGGTTCGTACATCCTGCATGCCGTTGAACTCGGTCAGCTCCTCAAACCAAAGGTATTTGAAATACCCCTTGTGCAGCTTCACGCCTTTGGACTTCTCCGGCTTATCGGCACCCCGGAACATGATCCGCTGCCCGGTCGGGATATAGATGATCTCCAGCGGCGACAGCTTCAGTTGAAACCAGCCGCTGACTCCCAGCATGTCAATCGCCCATCTTCGCGGTTTTTCAGTACGGCGGCTTCCACTTGCGGCCAGGCGGCGATCAGTACCCCTCTGACGAATGCCGGATCGTAGTTTTCAATCGGCGTGTCGCCCGGGTAATAGCCCTTCTGCCCGACCACATACATGATTTCTTCTTCCGTCACATTGTTAAGCTTCATCAGGTCCCGCAATACCAGCGGAATATTCGAGATCGACTGATCCGGTGGTAGTTCGTCCTCTCCCTGTGCTTCCGTCTGCGGTTCCATAACCGGTGGGGCTAGAGGCGGCTTTTGCACTTGCACAGGTGTGTCTACCGGAGCTGACTGAAGAACGTTGCCGAAGTGCGCGGCGATCGTGCCGTAATCCATCGGCAATTCATCCGGCAAGCCGTGGCGGTTTTTTGCGTCCCAGGAAGGGGTATGCGTGGTGTACATCACTCGCTGTCCGCCCTGGGCCTTGTTCTTTCCCTTGGTCGCGCCGTTGCCGTCTACGTTGACTACAATGGTTTTGTAATTGAGGAACAGCAGCATATCGCACCATTCCTTGAGCATATCGGCGACCTGCGCCCCTGTTTTCTTGGAGAGCTTCAGCTCGTACCGGTCGTAGCTTCCCAGCTCGTCGGGCTGCTCGAACTTGCGCAGCTGCGCGTGGGCTGTGATCACCACATGGATTCCGTGGTCGATCACATCGTTCAGCAAGTTCAAAAGCTTGCCGAATTCCTCGTATACGAACACGTATCCCTTGCCGTACCCGAAGTCTTCCACGCCCTTTTTGTCGTGAGTGCTGCATACGTGCTCAATGCAAAGGCGCTCCGCCCAATCCGCGGTGTCCAGTACAAATGTCTTGCAAAGCCCGGGCGTTGCGGCGACTTCCTTCACGGTCGCAAGCAGCATGTTCCAGCTGGTCGGCGCAGGTGTACGAGCAATGTCCATATGTGTACTGCCACCTTCAGTATCACAGAATAGTGGTTCCGGGAATTTTGATGCCATGCTGGTCTTGCCAATACCCTCGGGGCCATAGAGCACCACCTTCTGGGCTCTGTGTACCTTCCCTTTGATGATCTCCAATCAGAACACCCCTTCCTTGTATTGCGGCAGTGCAGCAGCCGTGTTCCCCTCTGTTCCTGTTGGGGGCAGCAGTTGTTCCTGCTCGGTGTAGCCGTCCGTAATGATGATGCTGCATTCGCCTCCAGTGGAAACCCGAGTGGCGATCGCCTGCAGCCCTTCCGCTTCCAGCCAAGCTCCGAAGTCGGTCAGCGTATCGAGATCCATCTGTTCCAGTTTGTCAAGCAGTACGAACTCGCACCGAGGATTCAGTTTGCGTACAATGGCCGTGGCAACACGCAACTGATCGCTTCCGCTCATGCAATCCCATTTCTGCCCCTTGTAAAGCAGCTCGCCTTCCTGTACGGCCAGTTCTGGCAACGGAAGGTCAACATTTTTCAGCAGGTCGGTCTTCTGGACACGTACAGCGTCCAGCTCTCTGGACAGGATTTCGTACTGCTTGCGATACTCCCGGGCATCTTCCTCGGCCTTGTCCTTATCCAGGTTGGCGCGGACCTTGCGGTTTATCTCATCGATCTGCGTGATGTTCGCTTCCAGTTCGGCGGTGCTTTCGTCATACAGGTCGGCTGCGGACTTCCGGGCAATCACCAGATCGGTGGCATTCGCTTTTTGCTTTGCCAGCAGTTCGTCCAGCTTTTGCTGTATCTCCGCAGCCTGCTCTTCCAGGTGCTTAAGGTTCTGTCGTTTTCGCTCGTTCTCTCCGTTCCGGGCGAGAATCGTCTGCTGCTGCCGGATCAGCTCCGCGGCGCTTACAGGCTCCTGCGGTACACCCGGGTGAAACGGCTGCTCCTTGGCGTACTTTTCCTTTTGGTCGGCTATCTGGCCAATCGCATGGCGGCGGTTGTAGAGCTCTCCTTCCCTGCGTTCCAGTTCTCCAAGCTGATCCTCCACGCCGATGATGTGCAGCAGTATGGCAGCTTTCTCTTTCCCGCTGGACTGCATAAACCGGGGAAGGTCGAGCGCGAGTTGTTCCACAAAGCTGTTGAGCAGCTGCTGGCCACTTTTTTCGCCACTGGGATCGATCACTTTCAAGTCGCTGTTCTTCCCCCTACGCTCCACAACCAGACCGTTGTTCATGGTGATATGGATATTAGGCGGCAGAGTACTGCCGTCGCGTTGCGCAGCACTGGGGCGGAAGCGGTCGCCGCCCAACCCCCAGGCAAGGGCGTCCAGCACACTGGTTTTCCCCTGCCCGTTCTTGCCGCCGATAATCGTCAGCCCGTTTTGCGCCGGGGTGATTTTCACAGCTTTTACGCGCTTCACATTCTCGATTTCGAGTTGATGGATCTTCATTGCAATCCTCCTGTGTCCGTGATAAAATGTCAGTAAGGTATTTTTCTTCGTCACCTATGGGGCTCACGTTACAGCGTAAGCTCTATTTGTTTGCTTCCAAGTATTCAGCCATCACCCAGCCCTTCTCCATCCGCGCCCATTCTCCGAAGATGCTCAGCACCTCCACAGTCTGCCCGGGCTTGAGCCAGCCGATGGCATCACCATCCGGTGTGCTCCTAAGCCGTACACGGCCATTGGCGGTCACGGTGTATAGGCCGGCTTCATCGGTCATCAGGTAGCTTATATTCACCCAGCAGGTTCCGTACTCTCCGCCTTCGGTCAGCACCCATTCGCATTGGATCTCATAGATGCTGATCATCTCGCCATCCTGGAACCACGCGACCTTCGGGCTGTGGACATCAGGGTATTTACGGCCGTTCAGATCACCTCGTCGGACGTTTACCGTTGCAGTACCGATCAGTTGCATGTCTTGCGCTGTCGCGTCGGCTGCCCATGCCAGGGAGAGCATCAGCCATGCGGCGATGATCAGTGTCAGGTATTGTTTCAACATTCACCCTCCTTTCGTTGATATTTCCCAGTCTCGCCAACCAGTAGTCCCCCGCGTCCTTTGCAATACGCCTGTGTATACAAACAAACGTTTTCATGCCTTCGGCGGGAAGATCTCATGCAGCTGTTCATTAGGAACCTTGAATAGCCGCATGATCGTGTAGGCTTCATCCAGTGTGAAACCATTTCTGTGGTAGTTCAGCCGTTCGCTCATTGCGGATTTTCCGAGTCCGAGCTTTCTGGCAAGTTGAGGCATGGTGTAATCGTTGGCCATCATCAGCCCTCTTAGTTTCGCGTGTGGTTTTGCCATGGGATCCCCTCCTTTCCATTTCCGCCTTATGCGGTTTTCTTGATCGTCATACCGGCTATCATGCCTTCCGCGAAGATCGCGGCAGCGTTTTGCGCTTCCTCCGTAAGGTCAGCAAACTTTTCATCAACATCCGCTGCAATATGCTCCTTTGTCCGATCCTCAGTCATTCTGATCACCTCCCGTTGCTAACTATGTTATCATAGTAAATCATTTAATTAGCATTGTCAACATGAATTTGCTTGCTAAATTAACTTACATTTGATATAATGCTTTTAAATTAAGGAGGGACATTTATGGATTCAATCGGAAAACGCATACTTTTCATACGAAACAATGCCAAACTAAACCAACGCGAATTTGCCAAACGAATTGGTATTTCTGGTGGTTCGGTTTCGATGCTTGAAACTGGCACAAACAATCCATCAGAGCAGACAATCAAACTTATCTGCCGAGAATTCAATGTTTCCTATTTTTGGCTGACTGAGGGCATCGAACCCGTTTATACGCCAGAAGATATCAGCGTTTTAAACCAACTAACCAATATCATGAACAGCGATAACGAGTTTGCAAAGCGCGTTTTTACTGAGTTTGCAAAAATGCCCCGTGAAGCGTGGCTTGCGCTAGAAACAGTCATCGATAATCTTGCAAAAAAATAAGCCGCACCAGCGGCTTTATGCTTTGATCTTACCGGTAAGTAGCGCTTCGATATTCCAATATATCTTTCGCAACTGCTGCGGATCCTTTACCTTATCGACCATTTCCTTAATGTGTTGGCGGTACTCTTCAATCTTGATGTTCTCTTTCTGCTTCTCTGTCACTACTACCACCCTCCCAATAGGCGAACATGTGTTTGTGTTTCGCAGTATACACCGAACACCCGGATGCGTCAACCGCAAAATATGGAATGGCGTTTCCATATCTTAGGTGTTGAGATAAAAGTAGATTGTTGGTATGATGCAAGAAAATAGTAATTAGGCTTGCCGCCGGAAAGGAACGAATCACATGGCAAAACCTGACAACCCGATGGGCTTTTCACAGGAGCAACTGGATAATATGGAAGCGACGCATCAACGGTATAACCAGTTCGGGAAAGATATTGTACGCGCTATGCTCTTTGACGGTGAAATGACTGACGAGCAGTTTAAAGAAATCGAGCAGTTTGCAAAATTCATGAAAATGCGGGACAACGGCGAACTATAAAGAAGGTGCTATAAATTGCCGATCAGGAAAAATGAAGCCATATGGATTGAAAACCGACAGCTCTGGCGTATCCATGTGCAAAAGGATGGGCGGCGTAAGTCGTTTTATTCGTCCATCAAAGGCCGTAAAGGTAAGATCGCCTGTGAGCGCAAAGCTGACGCCTGGCTGGAAGAACAAGTCGATTTTTTGTCGAACCCGCGTCTGGATGAGCTTTGGGCCGATCACTTAAAAGAGGTCAAGCGCACCACCAGCGAGGCTAATTATATAAAAATTGAATCAATCGGCCGGTTATACCTACTCCCGGAACTGGGAAACCGGCGTATTGCATCTATCACCATTCAGCACTGGCAAAACTGCATCACCGCGGCCGGCGAGAAGGGATTGTCAAAGAAAACATGTGAAAATATACGCGGAACAATCACGTCTTTGTATCGCTATACCAGGAAAAACCGTGTGGATATGGAGCGCCCAGAGTTGCTGGCCATCCCGCGTAACGCACCGGTGGGAGAGCGGAAGATCCTGCAGCCGGATCAGTTGAAAACGCTCTTCCGTGTTGACCATATCACGCATTGGGGAAAGCAGGAGAGATGCTTCTATATCCATGCCTGGCGGTTCATCGTGCTCACCGGGTTACGCCGTGGCGAGCTGTGCGGCCTGCAATGGGAAGATATCCAGGACAACGTTCTGCACATCAAACGGTCCATTTCCTCAACCCAAAAAGTGACTCAAGGCAAGAACGAGAATGCCCAACGCTACATTGTCCTCTCTAGCCTTATGTTGGCTGAGATTGAGGCGCAGAAGGCATTGTTAAAAAAAGCCGGGATTATATCCCCCTGGATTTTTCCGTCACCCGCTGGTAGCGTGATAAATACAAATAACTTATATAACCAGTGGCAATCTTACCGTGAACAGCACGGTATCGAAAGCAGTATACACGAGCTCCGGCATACTATGATTTCCGTGGTGAAGTCGGATATACCGGAACCCTTACTAAAGCCAATGGTCGGGCATTCTGCCGCTATGGATACCGGTATCTACCAACATGTGGTCGACGGCGATGCCGAGAGGGCGTCCATAATGGTTGACAATGTGTTCCAAAGAATACTCGATCTGTAAAACGCTGGGGAGCGGCACAGTGTTTTTAATACAAAACGCCCGTGTTGCATTTTTTCATAGGCGTTTGATATTGAATAATTTGGCCAAGGCTCACGGACTTGATCATCACACGGTGGTATAGGCATGTAGGAGTGAATAAATACCATAATACATGGTTGAGCTGTACGGAGTTGCAGGTGTATTGGAGGGAAGAACAGAAGAAAAGGAGATGGACAACATTAATTGAATGTAACACAATGGTAACATAAATGTAATTTTTTAGGTGTATTATATAGATACAGCTTCTACAATCTTGTGGAAGGATAGTACTATGGTACACAATGGCCTGGTGTTAAACCACGCGGAAGGCGGCTACGGCCGCCTTTTTTTTGGCAGCTTTATTAATCCATAATTTAGCCTGCCTTCATTGAAGCCAAAGATTTTTGGCTTTACTGCTTCAAAGATATCAGAGCTTCTCCCAGTAGATAGGAATTGATAAATTGGATAAGCTATAATATCTGCCAATTCTAAGCAATAGTATGAGCGTCTGCAATCAGATTTTACCCATTTGTCATTAAAATATACACCTGCAATGCAATCGAACTCGTGGTCTCGCGAATACTCCGTTCCATTTGAAAGTAACTCAATAATTGATTTATGAAGGGTATGATCTTCATTGTTTTTCCTGCTTTCGAATATAATAATTGTGAATGCTAAAATGGACTTGAGCCACTTTGGGTAAAATGCCAACGAATATTTGAGCCACCGGACTATATGCCCTACAATAGTCACAGCACT